AGCTCACCCGCACCTTTGGAAGTCGGCGCAGGAAAATTCTTGACCGCTGATTTGCAAGTCTCGACCTATTACACCGACTAAGGAGAAAAATAAATGCCAACCACAGTAATCACGGGCAGAGACATCACCTTTAGCATCGCCGCTGCTAATTATGATGCACAAGCCACATCAGCGACCTTGACAGTCGATTCCACAATAAATACATATCAAACACTTGACGGAAAAGCATATTTCACTACGGATACGCAAGGCACTTTTGCGGTTGAAATGCTGGCAGATTGGGGAGCATCAGGATCACTTTGTGAAGCTCTTTGGACAGCCGCAACAAACGCGCCAAACACAGGCCTTTCAGTCATCTTTGGAGCAGATTCCGGCGCATCATTTGCCTTTGATGTGCAACCAATTCTCCCATCTGCCGGCGGTACCGCACCCGATGCACAGACCGTTTCACTTTCATTTACCTGCAAGACCACACCAATTCTCACAATCACATAATCAAACTAATCGGGAGGAAATATGAAACTACCAATCACAATCGAATATACAGCGGGAAATCAGGAGACCTACACAGCGCAACCGCCTGAATGGCGGAAGTGGGAAAAGGACACTGGCAACATTATTTCTCAGGCACAGGAGAAAATCGGAATTTCTGATCTTCTCTTTTTGGCGTATCACGCTATGAAGCGTGAGGCCGCGGGGCAACCTGTAAAGCCTTATGAAATTTGGTGTGACACGGTGGTTGAGGTGACGGTCGGTGAGACTAACCCAAAAGCCACAGACCCGGAAGCATAAGTCGAACTCTGGTCGATTTAGCTTTGGCAACGGGCATCCCAATGCAGTATTGGACAGAGGCCGAAGATATTCTCACAGCAATCGAGATTTTGGAGAAGCAAAATGGCAGATGAGGTAATCGCTTACGATAAAAGCGATTTGCGCGGTGTAATCCGTGCCTTTAAAGCCATGGATGATGAGGCCATATCACAGGCCAAATCAAGCTCTAATTCTTTAGCCTCTTATCTCCAAGGCAAGATTCAATCAAAAGCTGGCACGTTGCAATCCCAAAAAGTTGCGACACGAATTGCACAAGGATCGCGGGTAAGTAAGTCAAGCAAGATAGGCGAGATTTCATTTGGATTCGCAAACCAAAAATTTTCGGGTGGCGCAACCACGCAAGTGCTTTGGGCTGGATCAGAATTTGGCTCAAATAAATTTAAGCAATTCCCTGTGTGGTCAGGCCGTCAGGGTCGAGGATCACGCGGTTGGTTCATTTATCCAACCTTGAGAGCTGAGCAACCTTACATTGTCAATGAATGGGAACAGTCATTTGATAAGATTTTGAAAGAGTGGAATTGATGGCCAGCCAATCAAGAACCCTTAAACTTTCAATCCTTGGCGATGTAGATCAACTTAACAAGTCGCTCAAAGCGGCGAATTCGGATGTAAATAATTCTGCCAATCAAATCACAGAATTTGGCAAGAAAGCGGCTTTGGCATTTGCGGTGGCCGGCGCGGCCGTAGTTGCATTTGCTGCCAGCGCAGTCAAAGCAGCCGTGGAAGATGAAGCCGCACAAGCCAAATTGGCCGAAACCATTAAGGCCACAACTTCCGCCACAGCTGCACAAATTGTCGGCGTTGAGGATTACATCACCAAAACTTCAATTGCCATCGGGGTGACTGATGATGAGTTGAGGCCGGCATTTGCTCGTTTGGTTCGGAGCACAAAAGATACTGAAGAAGCACAGCGACTCTTAAACCTTGCGCTGGACTTGGCGGCCGTATCAGGCAAGCCGGTCGAAACGGTAGCAAACGCATTGGGTAAAGCCTATGACGGCAACACAACGGCGCTTGGCAAATTGGGCCTTGGACTAGATCAGAATTTGCTCAAGTCAAAAGACAATAAAGCAATCATTGAGCAGCTTGAAACTACCTATGGCCGATTTGCTGAAGGCGCGGCCGAGACTACTGCTAAGAAATTTGAGCGGATTAAAATTGCTACAAGTGAAGCCAAAGAAGCCATTGGGGCAGCTCTTTTGCCCGTAGTTCAAAGGCTTTCGGATTACTTGCTCATCACAGTCGTGCCAACTCTGGAATCCTTCATCAATGGCTTGACTGGAAAAGATGGGTTAAAGCAAGCCACTGATAATGCGACCGCTAGTGCTTTCAAGTTTGGAGAACAGGTCAGAAAAGTTTTTGGCGTAGTTGTAGATTTCAAAGAAGAATTGCTCATCGTCACGGGCGTTATTGCCGGCATATTTGTAGTGTCAAAAATAACGGCCGCGGTCACGGCTACCATTGCTTTAATTAAAAGCTTAATTGTCGCTTATAACCTTTTAAAAACTTCAGCCATTGTGACAGGCGTTGCGACCGCATTTGCTTTGAATCCATTGCTCGGTGTGGGGGCAGTCGCACTAGCTGCGGGGGTGCTGGCCGGTGCAACAGCTTTGGCAAACAGAGATGATTTTGAAACGCCTTCTAGCGGTGCACTTGGTTTTCCTTCAGGATTCACAGCTCCGGCGGTGGCTAGCACTCCGATTCCAACGGTGCCAAAAATTGTTGCGCCTAGCGTTTCCGGATTGAGTCAGGGAACCAAAGCCGTGGTGGACATGGGCAATGAATTTGTAGGGGCAAATTTTAGAACCAATACATCAACCCTTGCGGGTATTGCTGCCGCATCGGGGCCACCAAATGTAACCGTGAACATGGGCGTGGTTGGCGATCCTGAAGCTGCGGCTCGAACTATCACGACCGTGCTCAATAATAGTTTCTACCGTGGCACAGGTGGGGCGGGCGGGTTGGTTACATGACCCAATTCAATCCAATTTGGGATGTGACAATAAACGGCGTTCATTACACCGATTTTGTGCTGGCCAATCTGAGCATCCAAAGCGGCCGTAATAACATTTATGAGCAAGCGCAGGCCGGATATTGCAGTCTCACTCTTTACAACGTAAGCCAATCTCAGGTGAGCATCAATATTAATGATTCAGTAGGAATTGCACTTAAAGATTCCAATGATGTGTTTGTGCCTATCTTTGGCGGATCAGTGGTCGATTTGGCAATTGAGGTCAATACCGCTGGGAGCATTGGCATAGATCAATCAATCAACATCATTGCTTTGGGAGCACTCTCAAGGCTTCAAAAGGCACTCTATTCGTCTGCACTTAATCGTGCATTTGATGGCACTCAAATTAATGAAGTATTGACGGATTTGCTCATTAATAATTGGTCGGAAGTGCCAGCGGCTTTAACATGGGGCACATACACGCCGGCAACGGAGACGTGGGCTGATGCTCAAAATGTAGGACTTGGCGAAATAGATCAACCCGGAAATTATGATCTCGCAGCTCGTTCAGCTGACACTATTGACGTTTATTCGCTAGTTTCAGCTTTAGCAACTTCAGGGCTTGGCTACATATACGAAAATGCTCAAGGCCAAATCTCTTATGCCGACTCTACCCACAGATCGGTTTATTTAGCCACCAATGGCTACACAGACGTTTCAGCGGCTCAGGCATTGGCTTCAGGCATTAAGGTGCAACAAAGAGCCGGTGACGTGCGAAATGATGTCACCATCCAATATGGGCAAAATTCATCAAGTGAAGTTTATGATGAAGATTTGGCCTCAGTCGCCGTTTTTGGCCGGTTGGCTCAAATCATTCAAACTACCTTGCACGATCAGGCTGATGCCACGTCTCAGGCCGCGTTTTATTTGACTTTAAGAGCCTACCCGCAATACATGATGCAATCTATCCGCTTTGAACTTACCAACCCTGAAATCGATGATGCCGACCGTGATGCACTCATCAATGTATTTATGGGCTTGCCCCTGCGAATTTCTGACTTGCCGGCAAATATGTCAGCGGGCCAATATGCGGGATTTGTAGAGGGCTGGCAATGGTCTGCCGGATATAACACCATTTCATTGACAATTTTGCTTTCGCCACTTTCTTACTCATTGCAGGCAATGCAGTGGGAGGAAGTAAGTGTCGCGGAGGCATGGAATACCATCGTGGGATCACTCACGTGGGAAAATGCTCTAGTAGTCGCATAAGGAGAAAATATGAGTAATCCAACCACGCCGTTTAGCTGGCAGATGCCAACCAACACCGATTTGGTCACTGACTTACCGGCAGATTTTGAGGTTTTTGGACAGGCCGTTGCAACATCGATGGCCGACCTATTAGGTGGCACATCTGGTCAAATCCTTGCCAAAAATTCCAATACGGATATGGATTTTGTATGGATTTCAAATGACCAGGGGGATATCACTGGCATTACAGCGGGCACGGGAATCTCAGTCACATCACCGACTGGCCCAGTGCCAACCGTGGCAATTGACACGGCAGTGACGGTAGATAAAACCACGGCACAAACTTTGACAAATAAAACTTTGACTTCACCAGCTTTGACCACACCAACTATCAGCACATTGACTACAAATGGCGATTTGATGTATGGAACGGGTTCAGGGGCAATAACTCGATTAGGCGTTGGATCAACTGGCAACGTTTTGACGGTTGCAGGGGGTGTGCCTACATGGGCATCACCGGCCGGCGGTGGCAAAGTCTTACAGGTAGTCACGGGAACTTATTCAACTCAAACAGTTGTGGCATCAACTTCATATGGAGATACAGGGCTTTCATTGAGCATCACACCATCTTCCGCATCAAGCCGAGTCCTTGTCCTAGTGACACAAAATGCGGGAGCATCTAGATCAGGTGATGGAATTGGTTATGATTTAAATCTTGTCAGAACTTCAACTCAAATTTGGGAAGGAATAGCCAGAGTTGCTGGAGCATCAGAAATAACAATGCCAACTTCAATTCTTTACACTGATTCACCATCAACAACGAGTGCAACCACATACAAAACGCAAATTCGTTGCACAATTACAGGATCATCTTCTTCATCATTTGCCCAACTTGGCGGTTCAACTTCAATGATTACACTTATGGAAATCGGTGCATAATGAATTATCTAGTATCAGCAATCCACAAAATCAAGCCAAACGCACAATTTGCATTCAAGGAAGATGACTACTCAACGATTGAGTGGATTGAACTTGAAGGCTCTGCTCCAACTCAAGCTGAAATTGATCAGGCAATCAAGGAAATGAAAGCCGCAGAAAAAACAGCTGCTACAGCGGCGGAATCAAAAAAGATTGAAGTGCTTGAAAGATTAGGTCTCACAGCTGATGAACTGGCAATCTTAATAAAATGATTTCTTCAAACGGCTGGCCAGCCTCAAAGGATCGTGCGGAAATTGGAATCAAGTCCTATGCCATTGAAGGCACGGATATCAAACTTGCTTGCGCTGAAGCCGTTGCGCCTTTACTCGTAGGGTTTGCGACCGAATTTCATAAACTCATTGAACCGATAGATGGCGGCAGCCTCGATGATTGGGGATATTGCTTCCGCATGGTCAGAGGCAGTCCAACCAATCTCTCCAATCATTCATCGGGAACGGCCATCGATCTCAATGCCACAAAGCACGTACTCGGCAGAGTCGGCACATTTCCGGCAGAAAAAGTACCGATGATTCGAGCACTCGCAAAAAAGTATTCATTGAAATGGGGCGGGGATTACCAAAACCGAAAAGATGAAATGCATTTTGAGGTTGCAATATTGCCATCAAAGGTTGAGGCAGCAATCTTGAAGTTAGGAGCAAAAAAATGAAAGAAGCAAAAGCACTAGCAGCTTCATGGGCACGGTCGTTTTTAGCCGCTGGCATCGCCGTCTATATGGCAGGCATTACTGATCCGAAAGCAATTGCCGGGGCTGGCCTTGCAGCAATCCTTCCGGTCGTATTGCGATATTTGAATCCCAACGATGCATCTTTTGGGTTAAAGGGGAAGTGACTCAAAAACTCATTCGGATGGCTCTAGTTTCAGGCCTTTCACTAGGGCTATCCGGATGCGATCAATATCAGGGTTGGACACGATATGACTGCCAACTATTTGAGAATTGGGAAAAGCCTGAGTGCAATCCTCCCGAGTGTAAAGCTCAAGGCGTATGCACCAAAGATTTGCTAGGAGATGTATTAGATGAGGCAACGCCTAACCAATGAGCAACTGAAAGCAAGGCTCATTGTTTTCATTGGCGTTTGCCTATCTTTGGTATTTGCAGGATCAGTTTTGGGGATGCTTTATGCACTCATATTTGTGACTCAACCAATTGGGGCACAGGCTCCAAACGATAAAGCTTTCATTGATATTCTCACAACTTTGACGGTCTTTCTTACGGGGGCACTTGGCTCGGTGCTGGCATCAAATGGCTTGAAGGATAAACCTAGCGATGCCGAAAAGCGTTCAGAGTCTCAATCTGATCCGACAGCCTAATCTCACTTTTACCCCGCTGGTCTAGATTGGGGGTATTGACTGCGGCATTGAGCCAATGCTTATTCTCATCCCACAGCACTTCAGCCGTGTGGGCCGCATCAACAAATAGATGCATATCCCGGCCTCTAACCTTCAAGGTGAACTCGACCTTTTGACGATGGCCGTTTTCTTGTAGATAATCTGTAGAGACGATAAGCAAATCCCCCGGATTGACAATACGATCATCAAAGCCAAATCCAAACAGCTCTAATTTCCCTTGCATGACGGCACTGGATGTGACCGTGACAAAGCCCGAAGGCTGTAGTTTAGGTGCAGACATTTTGGCTCCCTATCCAAGAATCTGCGGCGTGTCGGTTATTGCCAAATAAGTGCTAGCACTCTTACAATTTCCTACGTGTCGTATGACACATTCAACACCGTCAGACTAGGGAGAAGTCAAGGGTGAAATTGGATTCTGATAACTTTTCAAAATCCGATTTGTTACATTATGTTAAGTTAATTTGAGCGTGATTCGCACAAACTAACTTTACATAATCCCTTAATTGCTCCCGTGTCATGACCATAGCACCGGGAGATGAAATAGATGGGCATCACAGAGCAATTCGCGTGGATTATGTTGGTGATATTAGGAACAGCAATTGTGTTCTATTCACTGGGATTTAATGAAGGAAAGAAATCAGGATTTTGGAAAGGCCGCTCAGTCGGCATAAAGGTCGGCACAGATCGCAGGTCAATCAATGGCTAATCAACTTGAAGGCTATCAATCGGTTGCCGAACGCATTGAGCTATGGTGGGAAAAATGGCCATCAGGCCGAATCGATTCAAAAATCATCTATCAAGACGGAACGCGCTACATTGTCCAGACAGACTTGTACCGTGATGTCAATGATGTTTTGCCTTTCTCAACAGACTTTGCGGAGGAAATCCGCACCAATCAAAATCGCTTTCCTTTGGAAAATGCAATCACAAGCAGCATTGGAAGATCACTGCACACCGGTGGCTTGAGCAAATTCTCAGAGGGTATCCCCCGCCCCTCATTTGATGAGATGAGACGGGTCAGAATTGATGACTTGCCAACGGTTCAAGTGGGCATGACGGTCACAACAGAGGCCGACCCATGGACTTCATTTGGAGAAGTTGTGGAAACGGTCGGAAACGGCTTTGTAGCCGGTACTGCAATCCTTGATGTGCCTCAATGCCAACATGGCGCAATGGCCTTTAAAGAGGGCGTGGGCAAGTCAGGCTCCCCCTACAAAGGCTTTGTCTGCACCAATAAGAATCGTGAATTCCAATGCCCGCCTAGGTGGCAAAAATGAGTGGCGATTTTGAGATGATCCGAATCGACACCGGTGAGCGGCTACGCATTGACATTGATGGCACAGAGATACGAGATCAAGTGGAAGCTCCAACGGTCGAGTATTGCGACAAATGCCAGCAACAGAAAAACATAATCAATGGTGACTATGCCATGTGGCATGGCGAAAGGGTTTTGTGGTTTTGCGAGACCTGCAAATGATGATCCTTGCACGCCTTACGC